ATCGTGCCTGATCCTGTAATAGTTCCCCCTGTCAATGGACCGCTAGTCGCTATGCTTGTTACTGTGCCTACGCTCCAGCTCCTGTTGGCAGACAAGTCAAATGTCGTACCATTAATTGTCAGCTCTCTTGTTAGTGGAACACCGCCAAGCCCTGCTAATGTGTAGTTAGGGACATTTAATATTCCAGTCAGATTGCTGTATGTAGAAGCACCGCTGTTGCCTGTAGTAGTTAAACTAATTGCGCTTCTAGCTCGTAGGTCGGTGTAGTATAAGTTGGTCCCCTCAGCAATGTCAGTAGTTGTAAGCACAACCTCACCAATCTGTCCGTTAACAGAGATTACTGCGTCAGTGTTATCGACCTTCTCCCAAGCTGAGCCATTAAAGATGGCCCAATCCCCAAGCTTCCAATCGGTAATGCCGTTAAGGTTTGTATTACCAGCTACGCTTACCACATAGTAGTTACCCTGCACGCCCACTGAGCTCACTAAGGTTGGAGTGTTGGTTGCTGCGTTCCATGTACCCTTGTACTGAACGCCACCAACAAGCGTGTTGATTTGATTCTGAACCTTACCAAATGCAGTAAGAATGCTATCAGTAGCAACAATAGCATCTCCTGTAATGGTAAGGCCTGTTAGGACTTTATTTATTACAGCTGAATTGCTGAGTGTAACGGTTGCATTTCCGGGTCCTGAAGCAGTTGCTTCACCCGATAATTGGGTGATGTAGTTGCCAGCAGGCTGATATACTGTTGCATCAAGGCTACCATCCGCTTTTAAAAACTGAGTAGCCAGTCCACCCCCAACAATAAATGCGGAAGAGGTAATGTCGAAGGCACCTAAGTCTACATTTTCAGTAGCCCCAATGTAAGGGACGTAACTGCCCCCAACAATTAGACTAGCAATATCACCAATCGTAAAATTTTTGGTGATGTTCAAGTCCTCTACGTCCGTACCAATGAGCAAGTCATTTAGGGTAGGAGTAGATATTATTGGGTATGTACTTATCTTTGCCATTAGCTCTCAGGTAATTGAACAAATATACTAAAGATTAACGTAAGAAGTCTTGCCATTTGCACGAACAGCTTTCAACTTCTGCTTTCTGTTTTTTCCTTTAGTGTAAGATACATGTACCCAATCTGGATTCTTGTCAGTTCCAAACTCCCAAATCAATTGGTCGAAATTAAGATTGTCCTTTATAAAATTATAAACATCAGCATTGGTAACTCCACTGCTGCTACCGTCCATATCGATATCAATCGCTTCACCCTTACAATGCTGAGAGGACGAACTTCCCTTAATGAATTTATTTAGAGCCTCTGATCTGTACCCAGAACTGATATGAATAGGTACTCCAAAGTGCAAACGAATAGGTTCAAATACTTTCTCCGCTAGTAATTTAAAATTCTCTAAATGCTCAGCAGTAGGATTATTGTCAATGCCATTGCGTTTTGCAGAGTCACTTCTAGTAAGCTCTGACAGATTTAAGTGTTGACTAATTTTCATTCTTATCCTTTTTAAATATTTTCTCAGCAGCTGTAATTCCCAAGGCAGCAGCAGACAAAGCAGCTACCGAATAAACTAATGCCTCGGAAGGCTCATTGACAGAATCGTGATTTGCATACAAAGTGTAGCACAAAGCTATTGCAGCAAATACACCTACAAATCTTTTGGAAGAGGCTTCTCCATTTTCAGAAAGGAATCCTTTCAACCAATCAAATAATTTTTTCATCTTATTTTATTTTAAAGTCCTTGTTAATCCCAATTGAATAGGCACCAAATGTATCTCCAAAAGCACTCTGTGCACCATAGCTTAAAACAAATGAATACCCATCATTCATAGGTACTGTGTAATTGAAATCGTATTCCATCGTGATGTCCTTATGCCAATAGAAATATCCAATCGCTGCACTTACACTAAACCTTTCGTAGATAGGAAAGGTAGCCATAACCTCCTGGTAGAAATCTTTCTTATCGTAAGTCCACCATCCACTGTTTATTCCAATAGCCGTGTCACCAAAGTACTTACCAACTTCAATCGTTGCTCCTAAAAGATTTTTAGTATCCTGTAACTTAGTATCAAAAGCCACATTAGGAGCAGCCATTATGTAGTACTGAGCTTGACACTGAAATATAAAGCTAAAGAATAAGAATACAATCAATAAATATCTCATACCGCTTTCTTTCTTACTACTGGCTTTCTTACTGCTGTTCTTCTTACAGGGTTTTTCACTACCTCTTTGCTATTTTTAAACATATCATATAAGATAGATCCAAGCAAAGCAACAGCTAAGGCAATAGCACAAACCATAAAAGTTGAAAACTTATCTAGCAAAGAAATCATCTCTTTAGTGTCTCTTGCTCCAATAGTTGTTTGGATGTCTATCAAGTCATTGACGTACTCTAGGACTGGATATATCTTGGCATCCATCTCCTTAGCCTCTTTATCTGAGACTATTCCATCCTCAGTAATTTCTTCAAAGAAATTATCGGCATCATCAATGTATTGCTGAGCCTTATCGCTTACCTCTTTCTCTTCAGGAGTTTGATAGGTTTTTAAATAAGCGGTCCACATTGTATCTGTGATTGCCTTCTCCTCTGCAATAGATTTTAAGTCAATTTTTCCGCCCTTAATTACTTTGATTTGGTCTTGTATCGCAGAACCATAGTAATCAAACTTTCTGCTAAGATAAGGTTGTGGTACCAGTCTATCCTGATACACACTTGTTGCAGTTTTTTTAATAGTGTACTCTACATATTTACCGAATCCAGCTACAGCTAAAATTATAGCGGTTAATATGATTAGTAATATGTTTTTCATTTTCTTCTTCTTACCGGTGTTTTTGGAGCCTCTTTTTTCATGAATGACATTGGATCGGCTGCAAATTGACCACTAATCTTTAAAACTCCATTTATAATCTCGGGGCTATTTAAGCCAACTAAACCATAAGCAACGGCCTTGTACATTGCATCTACCTCAAATTGCTCCATAACAAAGTAAGCAATAAGGGATGCAATCATGGAAGAAATCATTTTCTTGACTACATCAGAAGCTGTTTGATTTTCATTGGTAGTGACCAATCGAGCAATCATTCCTGCTGCGCCAATGAGTAGTACTACCCATCCACCACCTATGAAATTTTCAACAAACTTTTCCAATGTTACCTACCTTGACCCCTATATTTTTTAGGTTTTGGATTATACTTACCGTATGACTTCTTAGCTACACCGGTTCTTTTTTTACCGAAGCTAATTTTTCTTACACTTGCGACTGCCTTTGCCATTCTATTTTAGTATTTCAACAATCACTTTTAATGCCCCGGCCCCCACAAGTGTGACAAGAGCATAAAAATAATTCTTGTATTTCTTTAATTCAGACTTTAATTCATACACCTCTTTCTTCATTGTCCTCAATTCTCCAATCATTCCATTAGAGTCTCTGTCAATAGGATTCCCTGAAAGTAAAGTGTGCATGTCTTTAACAATAGCTTTAACCTCAGCTACGTCATTCTTTAACGCATCCAATTCAGCTGCCATATAATCAAGCCTATTGTTTTCCTGAGGATTCATTTACCAAAGAGCTACAATATTGTTAGCTGTTGTGTCACTAGCGAATACTCTAATTACCTGGAAGGTAGTAAGGAATCCGTTTGGTATGTTTGTAAACGTAATGTCATCTCCTCCTGCTGTTAGCACTCGAAGGATTCCTCCGGTACCTACATACAATACACAGCCTTCTACTGCTCCATTGCCAGGATTAGGAATGTCAACAGTATCACTCTTGGTTACTACTGCTGCTCTTGATTGTTGTAATTTCTGATATGCCATGATCTTATTAATTAATCTTCTTTATATGGGAACGCACGGTTAAGTGCATCTTTTCTTTTTCCACAGCCACAATCTTTTCCTGCGGCCTTAGCAACAGTTTCAACTACCTTCTTAATTCCGGTAGCTTCAGTTATTTTTTCGACAGTGTCTCCTAGTCCTTTGCTTTTCATATTCGTTATAAGAAAGAATGGCACCAACCAATTAAGACTGATGCCGCTCTTTATGATTTAGATGAATAATTTATTCAACCTCTTCAGCAGATTGCTCAGCCTGAATACTTTCTACCCATCCTGCTAAGAACTTAAAGTTCTCAATACCTTCACTTGAGAAAGTAAACTGATAGAACTCAAAGGTATCATCAAGCAATGCCTTCATATCCTTGGCCATAGCCTTGATTCCTTCTTTAGTGAACTTGTATTCACCCTTCTCATTCAAGTCCAAAACTCCACTTGATTCAGTGTGTGCATTGTCAAGACGAATGTCTTCACGCTTGTCGTTGTACTCTTCAAATAGAGGCTTAATCTTTTCAGCAATCTTCTTAAGCTTAGCCTCTGCCTTGCTGCCTTTTTCAGTAGGAGTCATGTTCAATGATCGAACTAGCTCCAATAACTCTGCATTTGTTTTGGTTACTTTCTGTGCCATTTGATTAGATTTTAATGATGAACAAATATAGTTAAACTTTAGAAATTCTTTTACCCATGCCAACTCTGCTTTTCTCTGCCTTCTTTGCAGCAAGCTTTGCTGGACTTATTTCACCCTTAGTCTTTGGTGTTTCTGAAGACACTCGCTTGGTAGGTCGGCAGTACTCATTACGTCCGCCTGCACCACAGGCCTTACCAGTCTTGGTATCCTGCCACTTCTCTGCTTCCCATCTTTTCAAACTAGAACCCTTCTCAGACTTAGTAACACTACCAGATGCCTTGCGACATTTAGCAATAGCCTGAGATGCCCTAGCAGAAGGGAACACATCGTACGATGCCTTTACCTTTTTATAGCAAGCGTCTTTCATCAGTACTTACCTCTCTTACTCTTAGGGGATGATTGAGTAGATCCTCCGGGACCTGCCCATAAGTTCTTACATGCCCAGTACCTAGCAGACAATTTATCTGAAGCACTGTCGCATTTATGACGAGCCTTAAATGAAGACCGTGCCGCTGCCGAATAGTTATGACCATAACCCTCAGCTCCAAAGTGAATTAGCTTTTCTTGTCCGTTAGAACAAGCTTTAACCATCCTCTTCTTGCCGGGCCTGTCAGAGGCAACGACACGATTACATTTCATCTTAGACTTTTCAGCCATAATTACTTCTTCTTGCCTACCTTCTTAGAGGCTACTTTTTTAGCTACAGCCTTAACAGCTTTCTTTGCAGCCATTGCCTTCTTTGGTCCACCTAGGACTGCGGCCTTGGGCATACCCATAGCCATCATTTGATCTCCTTTCATTTCTTTTTTGGTTTGTAAGATGTTGCTGATTTAACTTTTTGAGTGCAAGGTTGCATATTGTTTTTGTTTAAATGTGATACCTTTGTTTACAAATGTAATAATAAAAATGAAATCAAATAAAAGAGACTACCTGAAATTCTGGAAAGTAATCCGTGAATACTTTAAGGTAAGGCATAATCTAAGCCAAGCAGATCTAGACATGCTGCTCTACCTATACTCAGAACGCTACTTTAATATCACCACCTTCAGGCAATACGAAAAAATATTTAGCTGGAATAAAGAAAGGTTCTACAGATTAATAAAAGAAGGATGGATTGAGCTCTTTGCAAGTAGACAGAAGGGTAGACCTGCCATGAGATCTAAGGCATTGTACTGCCTGTCCTATAAGGCAAAGCGAATGATTAACTCAATCTACAAAAAGTTAGAAGGAGAAGAAATTCCTGAGACAATGTGCAACAACCCCATGTTCAAGAAGAACGTGAGGTTCTCAGACAAGGTCTACAAGAATATGATTATTACTATGAATCAGGAACTAAAGGAGAATAGACTTACAGGACAAGAACTACGTCACGTTCCTGAATAATTACGCAGTGCTCATCATTGATGATCATCACGTAGCTATTCGCCTTGTCGTAGTACACCTCATCACCAGGCTTAATGTTGTAAACCTCTGTGCCTGAGTTGATTACAACTCCACGCTTGTAGCGTAATTGGTTGGTATCCTCACCGGATAGAATTAGTCCTGAAGAAGTCTTCACTTCCTCGTCAATAGATTTGATTACAATGTTTTTTCCTATCGCCTTCATGCGTATTTTTTTTACAAAGATACTTATGTAAAGACTAGAAACAAGATACTAGAAACAACTACTCCGAATACAACCCCTATCAGAAGTCCATCTATGAAGTTCCGATAATCTCTTTCATTTAGTGCCATAAAATTATTTTTATGTTTCCAATATAAGAAAGGAATTTTAGAAATAAAAAAAAATAGTAACTTTATGGACAACAAATAAGCTTCTGATGAATCTAAGAAAGGTTAGCAGGAATGTTCATGTAATTGATTTAGAAAAATCAGAGACAAAAATAGCTTTACTATCTGACATCCACTGGGACAACCCAAAGTGTGATAGAGAAAAACTAAAGGATCATCTAGACTATTGCTTAAAGAATAATATCCCCATATTTATCAACGGAGATTTCTTTTGCCTAATGCAGGGTAAGTACGATCCAAGAAGAAATAAGAAAGATATTCTGCCTGAGCACAATAAAGCAAATTATATAGATGCAGTTATTGAAGATGCAGTAGATTATTGGTCACCTTACGCACATCTACTAACAGTTATTGGGTATGGCAACCACGAGACAGCAATTATTAAAAATCTAGAAACAGATCCCCTGCAACGATTTGTAGACTTGCTAAATTATACCAACAAGACAAGCGTTTATACTGGAGGATATGGTGGATGGGTAGTACTCAAGTACAAAATACACGCCAACACTATACTGTCAAAAAATTTAAAGTACTTCCACGGATCTGGAGGTGGAGGAATAGTTACAAAGGGAGCTATTAACTTGACTAGAGCCTTGGAAATGTATGAGAACATGGACATATTTATCATGGGTCACATACATGAGAACTCTAGCCGTAACGATGTACGTGATGCTATTCAATTTAACCCCGGAAAGCATGTGCATGAGATTGTTCACAAGCAAATTCACCTAGCAATCACAGGATCTTACAAGGAAGAGTACCAAGATGGAGCATTTGGCTGGCATATTGAGCGTGGTGCTCCTGTAAAACCTACTGGTGGAAGAATACTTACTCTATCTGGTAAGGATACACACAAGAAAGATTTTAGAAATTACGAATTATTAGTAGACAGTTGCAAGTTCCCACTATGAAAGCCATACTAGAATTTGATTTGCCTGAAGATAACACAGACTTCCAGGCAGCTATAAACGGAAGCAACTATAAAAGTGCTATCTGGGACTTCGACCAGTTGCTTAGGTCTGAAATGAAATACAAAGAACTACCTGATGATACCTATCAGGCTTATAAATGGTGCCGTGAGGAGTTAAGAAAGATACTAGAGCAAGACAATTTATTCATCGAACAATAATGGAGGATAAAAAAATACAAATCGCAATCATTTCATTCTTAGTAGGTGCTATACTTACGTTACTTGTTTATCCAAAACCTGAAGCAGAAGAGATTTATAGGTTTACAACTGTAACAGAAACTGATACTTTGTTTGTCGACAAAGTGTCGACAGTTTATATCCCTAAAAAAGAAATTAAAACTCAAGTTCTTAGGGATACAATCTTAGTTGACCATACGCCTACTATAAATGCCTTCAGTTCAACGACACCTTTCGAGTATGGTAACACCTATGTAAACGGAGAAGTCTTAGGAGAGGTACTTAAAATGAGCGTTACGAACGATTTTAAAATACCTGTTGTAACCAATACGATTACTAACACAGAAACTAGGACAATTATCCAAAAGCCGAAGGGTATTTACCTAGGAGTAGGAGTAAGCTCTATGCTAGACCCAGGGATAAAGGCCTCATACTTGGACAACAAGTACATCTTTGAGTACCAATACCAACCCGTGACGAACATTCACACCTTGGGCGTGAGCAAGAAGTTATTCTAAAGGTTAACAAAAGTTCCCAATCTGTAAACTTATAGGTTGTAATTCGGATATCATCCGAGTTCTGTCCCAAAAATTGACAATATTTGAGACATATCTCATGCATTAACCCAAATCTCTATTATATTTATTTATTTCTTTTGCGCCATTCCAAAATGGGTCAGTCCTCAAATCAATAACGGGCACAGGGTTTTTTGCATGAATCTTTAGCAGCACTAGGTATCCAATCAGGTCATTCACCACGTCCTCATCGTCCTTATCTAGGCTGCCGTTCTTGATTCGCTTCAGCTTATCATCGATGCGAACCAGTAGTCCTTCTTTTGCGGACAACTGACTGAACACGCCAAGCGGCTCAAGTGCTGAGTTGCCATACTTCCGGTTCTTCTCAATGAGCATACGCTCAATCTGCTCAAGGACCTCGCCTACCTTAATTGCAAATGGTGCCTCCATATTAGTTTATTTTAAGGAACTCATACCACCATATGACCAGCAATGCGAATAGCAGTGCCAGTCCTACAGTGAATGCCATCTTTTTAAGCGGTTGCATAGTGTTCTCTAAATGTCTTGAATCTCTCTCCATTAATGTACTGGCTTGTAGTGAACTTAGATCGGCCCTTCTTTACTAGCAGCCCGTCCTCGAACAGCACGTAGTACTCATTCTCATCGTACACCACAGCAGTAGTTAGGTACTCAGGCCACGCCTTACGGTTCTCGTCAATCACTCTGGTCGCTTGACCATGCCCAAATGGGTTTAGTATTGTCTCCATAGTTAATATGCTCTAGCCATCGTGATGATGGCGTTAGTTGATAGAATAGTTGTCGCTACACTCACAGCGTTCTGCAATGCACTACGTGTCACCTTCAGCGGGTCAATCACACCCATCTTAATCAGGTCACCCATCTCACCGCTCTTTAAGTTGTAGCCGTGCCCCACCTGAACACCATCCTTGTAGATGTCGCTTGGCATCAGCCCTGCGTTTGCTAGGATCTGCTGGAACGGTGCCATCATTGCGTTGACCATTATCTTTAACGCTGCCTCATACTCATCGCTGATTTTTAGGTCGACCATCTCAGCAAGCAGAGCAGCAGTCTCATCCACCAACGCCTTGCCTGCCCCCGGTAGGATGCCCTCCTCTAGTGCGCTTCGCACCGCACACACCGCATCGTCAACCCGATCGTACAGCTCCTTCTGCTCCAGGTCAGTCTGCCCCCCTACGTATATGACCCCTATCCCTCCCGTAAGGGAGGCGATTCGCTCCAGCAGATGGTCCCGGTCAGCCTTCTTCTTAGCAATCTTATGCGCCTGCCATAGCTGCGCCACTCTCTCCTCAATCTTTACTGCGTCTATTCTAAAGTCAGACTTTAGAATAATAGTATTGTCCTTGCTCACCACTACTCTGGCCGCATGCCCCAGGTCCTGAACAGTAATTTGACTCAGGTCATCCCCTGTCTTCTCGCTGAAGTATGTCGCTCCAATACTAACCGCTAGGTCCTGCATCAGCTCATGCTGCTTGTACCCAAAGCTTGGTGGCTGTACCACACACATCTTTAAGTTGTTCTTCATCACGTTTGCCGCCAGCGTGTTCACCACGTTCACATGACACGGTGCGACCACCAGTAGCTTCTTCCCATCAGTAATGATTGGCTTGAGCACGTTCTCAATCTGCAAGATGTTGCCTATCTCAATGTCAGCCACCAGCACATGCACGTCCTCAAACACGCACTCGTCCCTGCTCTGATCGTTGATGAACAGTGGGCTCGTGTACCCCCTGTCAATCTTTAGCCCCTTAGTGGTCTCAGCATAGGTCTCACTTGTCTGGCTCCGCTCCACCGTTACAATACCAGTCTTACCGACCTCCTTGTATACGTCAGCTATGATCCTACCTATCTCACGGTCATTGTTCGCAGAGATAGTTGCCACGTCAACCAACATTGAGTTGGTCACCCTCTTGCTCTTCTTCTTTAAGCTCTCAGTCACCTTATCACTCAAGTCACTAAGATGTCTCAGCACCTCAGTTCGACTCATGTCCTCAGTGATGAACTCTAGCCCTCCTAGTACCAACCCCTCAGTCAACACAATAGCAGTAGTCGTGCCATCACCAGCAGAGGTAGCCGTCCTATCAGCAGCCTCCTTCATCATCCTCACCGCAAGGTTCTCAACAGGGTCAATCAAGTCAACCGCCTTAGCGACAGTCACCCCATCCTTAGTTACAGTAATGCCATGCGTGTGATTAGGACTCTCAATTAACACCGTGTTGCCGTAAGGCCCCAACGTACTCTTTACCGCTCCGGCCATCTTCTTGATGCCAGAGATTAACTTGAGTCTGCCCTCCTGGGCGAAGAATAAATCCTTAGGTTCCATTTGATTTAAATTTTACCAAATCTAAAGAATTTTTATATAAAACAAAAAAAGCCATCCCGAAGAATGGCCTTTTCAATAAGTTCAGGAATATTATGCAATTGCAATACCTGATACAGCATACGGTAGGTTCTCAACCTGGAACGCTACATACGTCCATGATGTAGTCAATGCACTGACAACAGCAGCCTGAATAGCATCACGCATAGTCTCGTCACCAGCTCCAGCTGTAGCGTGAGTAATTGTTACAACATCAGTACCTGTGCTTGACTTGTAGTGCACAGCCACAGTGGTTGTTGACGCTTGCGTAATTAATACAATACCTGTCGCAGAAAGCAATTGGTTCTGCTGGTCGGTTACGGGGATACTTAAAAACTTCTCCATCTTGTTTTTTGGTTTTAGTGTACACAAAGATAATGAAAAAATGGAACATCAATCCCATGACAAAGTTCTTCTTACCCATATATATATATATATATTTATATATATTATTTTTTTTTCTGACTTAGAATCAGTTTAAAAATCGACATAATCTATCAGTAGATTGAAAATCAGTTAGTTACACGACATATTTTCGTACATGCTATGCTAGATTTTCTAGCATATTAGGAAAAAGAAAAGGGACCTATAAAAGTCCCTCACTCTTAATAAACCCAAAAAGCTATTACTTGAAAAACATGTCCTTAATTTTTTCGACATTCTCAGCTTTCTGGATACCTAGTGACACAGCCTCAGAATACATCTGTAGCTTCTCAGCTTTCTTCAAATCCTTTCTGATTTGAGCAGCTTCTTGGATACCTGTGGTACCAGTAGGACGATCATTTATCAAACGACCATTCTTAATTGTCAGTCCATCGTACATGCACAAATATAACTATTTAGATGATAGTAGTGATTGGGTAATACCACCAAATTACGACAGCCGGCCCGAACCGGAAACGACTTTTTTTTCGGCATGGGGGGTAGGCATAATCTAGCCTTCCATCAGATTTTTTGGGATTTCCTATGGGCATGTATGCATGACCATGACTGCGACTATGCGAACACCTATCCCCTAGCTTCTACGATTT